TAAAGGCGCTGATTCTGATGCGGTTATGAGGAACCAAAAGGAATTAGATGAAGCAACTAAAAAAGCCAATAAGGATTTGCGAATATTGGAGAATGAAATGGATTGGGCTTCTGACTTTCGAAATACCGAGAGTGAATATATGAGGAGGTCGGGTATAGACCGCGCAAGAGATTACTACTTTGAATCGGATCAAGAACGAAGGGACTTAGAGAAGACCAAAAAATCCTTCACATACCCAAGCGGAAAAACTAAGAAAGGTAGCGGTAAACTTGGTCCTCACGAAGATCAATAAATAAGATAATCATGGCATTTAAAATGAAAGGCTCGGCTTTTACCCAGAAGAAGCCGACTATGGTGAAGGTTAAAGAGATTAGTAAAGATGAAAAAAGCTTTATGGGTACTGATGGTGAGGATTATTTCACAAGAGATTTGCAGGGCGTCCTGTTTAACGTTGGTGACAGCGTGTTAGTGCAGGGCGGGCGTGTCGTAGAAAAGTTTTTAGAAGATAGACAGGCGGAAAAAGATTAAAAATACCAAACAAAAATAATACCACTTTAATTTAATTTAATACAATATGGAATATAACTTGCCTAGCGAGGTGGTGAAGAATTTAGACTTCGGCCAACCCGCTAAAGAAAAAGTAATTGCTGGTGCTAAAAAACTAGCTAAAGCCGTGAAATCCACACTTGGCGCATCAGGTAAATGCGTTATATATGAAGATGGACGCGGTAAGCCGGTCATAACAAAAGACGGTGTAACCGTTGCGGAGAGCGTAGTCTTATATGATCCGGTCGAAAACATGGGAGCGACACTAGTAAGGGAGTCAGCTCAAAACACAGTAAGAGAAGCTGGAGACGGAACAACCACGGCGACCGTACTTACTGAAGCATTAATTGATTCGTTAGACGAGTCTATGCAAAATCACACAATAAGAGAATTAAAGGAAGGCGTAACAACTGGATTTGACAAGGTATGCAGCTTCCTAGATGATATGTCTGTTGAAGTTGAAGGTGACATGCTTAAGTCAGTAAGCTCTATCTCGTGCAATAACGATAACGAGCTAGGAGAAGTTATAGCTAAAGCCTACGAAAAAGTAGGTAAAAACGGAGTAGTGCTCATGGAGACCTCCGAGACAGAAGACACAACGGTTGACGTTGTAGATGGCGTGCAAATGGACTGCGGCCTAACATCCCCACATTTTATTACTAATGCCGATAAGCATATTGCAGAGCTAGATAATCCTTTAGTTCTAACAGTTATGTCTGAGATATCTAATATTAGAAAAATACAGGGTGTGTTAGAGCACGCTATCAAAAATAACAGGTCTTTACTTATTATCGCGCAGGTCTCACAGCAAGTGAAGTCAGCTCTACTTATGAACAAAGTTAAAGGCAATATTAAAGTAAATATTATTGATCAACCTGGCTTTGGACCTAATAGACCTGATTCTATGGAGGATATTGCTATCATAACTGGATCAACTGTTATAAACGAAGAGTTAGGTGATGATCTAGATCTTATAAGCATAGATCACTTAGGTGAAGCTGACTTTGCAGTGACAGATGACAAGACTACAGTTCTTACTGTAAATGACATGCCAGATGATCTAGCTGAGCGTATTGAAAGACTAGAGAGTGATATAGCTGAAGAAAAGAACGGTTATTTCAAAGAAAAGCAAGAGCAAAGATTAGCCATGTTATCTGGTAGCGTCGGTATAGTTAGGGTTGGCGCTAGCTCAAAAGTTGAGCTTAAAGAAAAGCGCGATAGATGTGAAGATGCTATTTATGCTACTAAAGCTGCATTAAAAGAAGGTATAGTGCCTGGCGGTGGTTCAGCGTTGTATTGGGCCTCGCAAAAGATATCACCCGAAAACGCGGGAGAAGAAGCTTTGCTTGAAGCCATTAAATCTCCTTTCTATACCATATTAGATAACGCTGGTATTAGTGGTGATTCGTGTGAAAACAAAGAGTACTGCGGTATAGACGTGGTAACTGGTAAATGTGTAGATATGGTGAAAGCTGGTATTATTGATCCAGTGCTAGTTACAAAGTCAGCGCTTAAAAATGCCGTTAGTGTAGCTACAACTATTATGTCAGCTGATTGTGTAATTTCAAATGTAAGAGCAGATGAAAGCGTTAAATGATGTAGTCGTTGTGTCTGAGATTAAAGAAGAGAAAAAGACGTCTGGTGGATTGCTTCTTACGGATAAAACAGATGAAGACAATAGATATAAAAAAGCAAACATAATAACAACTGGACACGTAGTTGACGTCGTAAAAAAAGGCGATATAGTATATTACGACAGTAGAGCTGGTCACAGTATAGCGTATAAAGACAGTATGTACAAAGTTATTAGACTTAAAGATATAGTGCTTGTTGAGTAAATACAAGCAGATGCTCGTTGACGTGGGAGTGTCCGAGCAAGAGATGTCACGCATAACTAACGTGGATAATGTAATAGAGTTTGATAGTGACTTGTATTACAAAGATCACTCAAATATCCATGGCGTTGGCATATTCGCAACAAAGGACATACAAGAGGAGTTGGTCATAGGGTTGGGTAGCATAGATCGAAAATATAGAACTCCTTTGGGTAGGTGGACAAATCACTCTGATGACCCTAATGCTAGGTTCTACTACACTAAAGCTGGAGATGTCGTGATGGTGGCTATTAAAAATATAACTGCTAACGAAGAGGTATTAGTTGACTACCGACAGCATTCTTTAGAAAAAGCATATTATGTGTAATATATATAATAGACCTATACCACAAATCACAAACCACAAGCAATATAAATCTCAAACAACTAATTATTTAAAACAAAAATGAACAAATTTATTTACATTCGTGGTAGCGAGGATGACGCATACGTTAATTCGGTATCAAACTTCAGAGGCATGGAGCAGTCAGCTTCTGCTGTTGTTAACTTATATTTTGAGTCACCAATTACTTCTGCAGTAGGGCCTAGCGCTTACGATAAGATTACTTTAGCTGTAACAGCTAACTCTGAAAAACAAGCTATGGTTGCTATCGCTAGAAAAATGAGTAGCTCTAGAGCTGATGACTATGGTGCTACTGTTATTGCTGATGCCTTTGGTTCAAAGTTCTGTGATGATACTATTACTGGTGTTACTACTATTTCTCTAGCAACTGCTGCTACATTAAGAAAAGTTGAAAATGTAACTCCTGCTGGCGACGCTACTGGTGGTGCTGCTGATGCTAATACTCGCGTTTTAACAGCTGCTGACTCAGGATCAACTTTCTTGTGTAACATTGCAACTAATACTGCTGCATTTAGGTTACCGGATCCTGTAGCTGGATTAAACTATACGTTTATGCTTGATATTGCTTCAGACGCTGAAGGTACAAAAGATTTAATTGTATCTACAAACAACAATGCTGTAAACATTATTGGTACACAGCTTGATGGCGGTGGCGTTAACGATTCTGGAATCGGTGCTAGTGTATTATCAATAGATACTTCTGAAGGTGCGGCTGGCGCTGGTGATAGATTCTCTGTAGTATGTGATGGAACTCACTACTATGTCGAAGATGCCGTTGCATTAACTGCCGCTGCATTCGCTATAGCTGCTAACGCGGTATAATCTGAATGCGATTAACAGCGCAAGATTTGCGTGATATGAATATCCTTAAGTACTACAGGCTCACGCGCAAGTGGGCCTGTAAGACTTACGGGTTAACTGATGCTGATCTAGAACTACTTATATATTTAGATCATAAGGGTAGATTTACCCGTAACGAATTTATCGAGGGTGCTTACACATATTCTTGGGATAAGAAAAGGTGGGAGAAACTCCGGTCAGCTGGGTGGATAGAAGTTTGGCGACACAGAAACAGAACGAGTATTAAGTACTCTATATTCAAAACTTCATTCAAATGTTCCCAGCTTGTTACTAGGATATATCGCATTTTACTAGGTGAAGAAGATATGCCAACCTCAGAGCGAAGTGTTTTTTATAACAATGAATCATATACGGATAAAGTTTACAACAAGGCTATAGACGATATGATACGAGATAAAGATAGATAATATGTTTGAAATATTTAAAGATACAAACGATTGGAACGAGAAATCAATCATAGGTTTTATAGCCTTTGGGATAATGGTTGTCGTAATGGTACTAGACGCAGTCTCTGGATTCGCTGGAACTGATTTAGTAATTAATAAATTTGTCTATGACTCTTTCGTCTGGGTGGTTCTAGGATCATTCGGCATTAGTGGTATGGAGAAATTCGCAAAAAAATAAGATATGGCGTTCAAAATGAAAGGGCACGCTCTTCCAGGTCCGTTTAAAAAGCCCAACGAAGCTTTAATTGAGGGCGCAGCAGCCACTCATGCGCCAGGTGAAGCTGTGCCTGGAGCTCTGTTTGGCACTATAGCAAATAGCATTGGGCAAGTTGCTGGTGCATACGCCGGCTCAGACGCGGCTCAAGCCAAAAAGAAAAAGAAAGACAAGGAGGAAGCACTCAATACTGAAAAACTTGAAAACGTTAAAGACGGAGACGATGTTATATCTGAAAACTCTACCGTTGGATTCACGGGTACACCAGATGATATCGATGAATTCAACAAGAATCTCGAGTTTCAAATGAAAACGAAGAGATTTAATGAACGTACTTAGTAAAATATTCTCAAGTGGAGCTACTGAGCTTGTTGAAGGCGTAGGTGGGGTATTAGACAACCTTATCACGTCAAAGGACGAGAAGCTTGAGGCTAAAAGAAAAGTAAAAGAATTAGTAGCCAACTACGAAATCGAGATGGAGAAGAATATCACGTCTCGCTGGGAAGCAGACCTTAAGTCTGACTCATGGCTCTCTAAGAACGTAAGGCCATTGACTCTTGTGTTCTTAATAGTATGCACGATGCTGTTGATCTTTATTGATGCTGGTGCAATCAATTTTAATGTGAAGGACTCGTATGTAGACCTTCTTCAATTAGTATTAATAACTGTGATCGGCGCATACTTCGGTGGTAGATCACTAGAAAAAGTAAAGAAGTAAATTTAATTTAATTATGGGTAAAAAGAAAGAAAAGGTCATTGACCTAAAGCCAGAGAAGATCTCTGAAGAGCATTTGGCTAGACTGCAGCAGGTTGTTAATAAAATCAACGAGTTACAGTTCAGTATAGGTGGGATTGAGATACAAAAGCACACTATGCTACATGAGCTAGCTACTGCTCAAGAGGGCGTGTCAATGATGCAGAACCTGCTTAATGACACATATGGTACTTGCAACGTAAACGTTAAGGATGGCACTATCGACAGAACAGAAGAAAGTGATGGATAATGTTATAAGGAAAATAACGATAGGTAAAGACTATAAAAACGATTCGATGCACTACGCCGTAGGTCAAGGTGTGTATGGCGGCCACGTTATTTGTAATATACTAGAAGAAGAGGAAAAATACTCTATATATATTCAAAAAGATGACACAGTGATACCATGGAAAGATTTTAACAAAAACATGGCGGTGTCAGTAGAATACAACATAGACTATTGATGAGAGGTTTATTTGACTTTGTAGTTAAACCTCAGGGAGAAAGATATAACAACTCTATACCTGTTGGTAAAGGTGGATTAATATTAAACACCGAAATATCAAACCATCAATTCATAAACAGAATTGGTCAAGTGACAAGCGTGCCTTTGACAAACAACACGCCTATCAAACCAGGTAACAGTGTGGTTGTTCATCACAATGTTTTTAGACGGTGGTATGACGTGCGCGGTAATGAAAAAAACAGTAGGTCTTTCTTAAAAGAAGATCAGTATCTAGTTTCATCAGACCAGGTTTTCTTGTATAAACCAAGCAAGCTAACTGCAGAATGGGCGGCAATGCCTGGCTTTACGTTTGTCAAGCCCATAAAGTCTATTGATGCATTTGATGTAGAGTCAGAAAGGCCTTTAGTAGGTATTGTTAAGCATAATGACGGAACGTTTAAAAACGGAGAGTTAGTAGGGTTTTCACCAGGCGATGAATTTGAGTTTGTTATTGATGGAGAAAGGCTTTACAGGGTGATGAATAAGTATATTACAATTAAATATGAATATCAAGGAGACGAAGAAGAATATAATCCAAGCTGGGCACAAAGCGGTTGAGGAATTAATTAAAGTGGCTAAAGAAGCTATCGTTGACTCAGATGATGATATATCAGCTGACAGACTCAAGAATGCCGCTGCCACAAAAAAGCTTGCGATCTTCGACGCCTTCGAGATATTAAACAGAATCCAAGAAGAAGAAAATCTTTTAGAAGGCAGAGCGCCTGAAGAAAAGAAAGAAAGAGTATTCAAGGGTTTTGCTGAGGGTAGATCTAAATAATGTACGAACAGAGTTTATATAAAATAATACAGCCTATAAAAAAGACTACGCTTACTAGACTCAACAGAGGTAAGAAGTGGAATTATGGGTATAACAAAGAACATGATCTAGTTGTTCTTTCGCGAAACGGTATTATAGGTGACATATATGAGATACAGGGCTTTAAGATAGCTTTGCCTAAACCACCCAAGAACGTGTTTAAGCACAAGAAAAACAAGTGGGTTCAAGCGGAGTATCCAAAAGAACTTAAACGCATTAAAAATATATTCGACTGGAGAGACTATCCAGAAGAACAAAAAGAAAAGTGGTACGACTATATTGACGAAGAATTCAAGCGACGAGAAGAAGGATTCTGGTTTACAAACAACGGAGTACCGACATACATAACAGGTACACATTATATGTATTTGCAATGGAGCAAGATTGACGTCGGAGCTCCAGACTTTAGAGAGGCCAATAGACTGTTCTTTATATTCTGGGAAGCCTGCAAGGCAGATAAGAGATGCTATGGAATGTGCTACCTTAAGAACCGTCGTTCAGGTTTTTCTTTTATGTCTTCTGCAGAAACAGTTAACTTAGCCACTATATCGAGTGATAGTAGATATGGGATACTCTCTAAGTCTGGTTCCGACGCAAAGAAAATGTTTACAGACAAAGTGGTACCTATATCAATTAATTACCCGTTCTTCTTTAAACCTATACAAGATGGTATGGATCGTCCAAAATCCGAGCTTGCGTATAGAGTTCCTGCTAGTAAGTTTACTCGTAAAAAAATACAGAGCAACGAGCAGTTAGAACAGTTAGCTGGTTTAGATACTACTATTGATTGGAAGAACACTGGTGACAACAGCTATGACGGTGAAAAGTTAAGCCTACTAGTGCATGATGAGAGTGGTAAGTGGGAGAGGCCTGACAACATATTAAATAACTGGCGAGTTACTAAAACCTGTTTAAGGTTAGGTAGTAGAATCGTTGGTAAGTGCATGATGGGTTCAACCAGCAATGCTCTTGATAAAGGTGGGGATAACTTTAAAAAATTGTACAATGATTCTGACGTATCAAGACGAAATGCTAATGGACAAACGAAGTCTGGGCTTTATTCTCTCTTTATCCCAATGGAATGGAACTATGAAGGATTTATTGATGAATACGGACTTCCAGTCTTTGATAATCCATGTGATGGAGAACGACTGGGACCAGACGGTGAATTAATAGACGTAGGTGTTATAACGAACTGGGATAATGAAGCTGATGGCTTAAGAGACGATCAAGACGCTTTAAACGAGTTTTACCGTCAGTTCCCTAGAACAGAGGAGCACGCGTTTAGAGATGAGACTAAAAATAGTATATTTAATCTAATTAAAATATACGAACAAATAGATTATAACGAAGGCAATAGGAATTCAGGCGTTTTAACAACTGGAAACTTTCAATGGGCTAATGGTGTAAAAGACACTCAAGTTCATTTCACCCCAAGCCCTAACGGCAGGTTTAAAATAAGCTGGGTTCCTAGCGGAAGTTTGCAAAACAACGTAATTATAAAAAATGGAATTAAGCATCCAGGTAACGAACATATTGGAGCATTTGGCTGTGATAGCTACGACATTAGTGGTACTGTTGACGGTCGCGGCTCGAAAGGCGCTTTACACGGATTAACTAAATTCTCCATGGAAGACGCACCGGCTAACACGTTCTTCCTAGAATATATAGCAAGACCACAAACCGCAGAGATATTCTTTGAAGATGTACTAATGGCACTAGTGTTTTACGGCATGCCTATACTCGCAGAGAACAATAAGCCGAGGCTCTTGTATTATCTTAGAAGAAGAGGATATAGGGGTTTTAGCATGAACAGACCTGATAAGCTTTGGAATAAGCTATCTGTTACAGAAAAGGAGGTGGGTGGTATGCCTAACTCTAGCGAAGATATTAAACAAGCACACGCTGCTGCTGTTGAGATGTACATAAATGACCACGTTGGCTTATTGCAAGATGGCACATATGGAACAATGTATTTTGGCGACACGCTAAACGATTGGGCTAAATTTGATATAAACAAGAGAACTAAGCATGATGCTTCTATAAGTTCAGGCTTGGCTATCATGGCTTGTAATAGACACTTATATAAACCAAACCCCGATTCCAGTAGACAACCTCTAAACCTGCGTATTAACAAGTACAAGAACACTGGATTAACATCAACAATAATTAAAAATTAAATATGACAGAGTCTGTTATAAATTTTCCATCTCAATCGGTTTCAGATACAGAGAAGCTAAGCCCTGAGTATGGCGAGAAAGTAGCTAAAGCTATTGAGCACGAGTGGTTTTCTGATTCGACAAATAAATTTGCCGGAAATATAAACAACTTCCACAAGTTAAGGTTATACGCTAGGGGTGAACAGCCGGTTCAAAAATATAAGAACGAGCTGTCTATCAACGGTGACTTAAGCTATCTTAACTTAGATTGGAAGCCAGTTCCTATTGTTTCAAAATTCGTTGATATAGTCGTAAATGGCCTCTCGCAAAGAGCTTATGACATTAACTGTTTCTCTCAAGACCCAATGGGTATGGAGAAAAGAACAGCGTATATGGAATCAGCTATTCGTGATATCAAAGCTCAAGCGTACAACGACCAAGCCGCGAAAAACTTTAATATAAATCTATACGAAAATAAAAAAGAAGTTTTACCAAGCTCTGAGGAAGAGCTAGCTTTACACATGCAGCTTACCTATAAGCAAGCAACAGAACTAGCGGAGGAGCAGGCCATAAACACATTAATGGAGGGTAGCAACTTTGAGCTAATTAAGAGAAGATGTTTATATGATATAACCACTATAGGCATAGGAGCTGTAAAAACGTCATTCAACATGGCTGATGGCGCTACTGTAGAATATGTTGATCCTGCTAATCTAGTTTACTCTAACACTGAATCACCTTACTTTGAGGACATATACTATGTTGGAGAAGTGAAGGAGATACCTATAAACGAACTAGTCAAAGAATTCCCTGATCTTACAGAGTCCGACATAGAAGAACTAGTTAGCAAATCAACTAATAGATTAAATCACAAGGCTAGTAACGACAAGAATAAGATTCAAGTTTTGTATTTTAATTACAAAACGCACATGAATGACGTATACAAGCTAAAACAAACTAGCTCAGGTGCTGACAAGGTTATTAGACGTGACGATACGTTTGATCCTCCAGCTGTAATGTCTGAAGATAGAAACTTCTCTAAACTTGAAAGAGTTATAGAGTCTCTTTACGAAGGCGTGTACGTGTTAGGCGCTAGGAAACTACTGAAATGGCAAATGTCGCCAAATATGATGCGCAGCCAGTCTAACTTCAGTAAAGTTAAAATGTGCTACAACATCGTAGCCCCAAGAATGTATCAAGGGCGCATTGAGTCCCTAGTTGGTAGGATTACCGGGTTTGCTGACATGATTCAGTTAACGCATTTAAAATTGCAGCAGGTTATGTCGCGCATGGTTCCAGATGGAGTATACCTTGATGCTGACGGGCTTGCTGAAGTTGATTTAGGCAACGGTACGAACTACAATCCACAGGAAGCTCTTAATATGTTCTTCCAAACTGGTAGTGTAATTGGTAGGAGCTTTACATCAGAGGGTGATATGAACCCGGGTAAAGTACCTATTCAACAGATACAAAACGGAGCTGGTAGTAACAAGATACAGAGTTTAATAACCACGTATAACTACTACCTTCAAATGATCCGCGACGTAACAGGTCTTAACGAAGCTAGAGATGCGTCAGGGCCAGATAAAAACGCGTTGGTTGGAATACAGAAAATAGCGGCTGCAAATTCTAATACGGCTACAAGGCACATACTTCAATCAATGTTGTTTTTAACTGCCGAGGCTGCAGAGGCTTTGTCGCTTAGAATATCGGATATATTAGAGTATTCGCCTACCGCAGAAGCGTTTGTTAACTCTATTGGCACGCACAACGTTGCAACATTAAGCGAACTAAGTAGTTTGCATTTATATGATTTTGGTATATTCATAGAGCTGCAACCAGACGACGAAGAAAAACAAATACTAGAAAACAATATACAAGTAGCGTTAGCTCAGCAAACGTTGGATTTAGACGATGCTATAGACTTGAGGGCGATACGAAATGTTAAATTAGCAAATCAGTTATTAAAAATAAAGCGTAAAAAGAAAATAGAACGTGATCAACAAATCCAACAGCAAAACATACAAGCGCAATCACAAGCAAATGCGCAAGCTCAACAAGCCTCTTCTCAAGCTGAGATACAAAAAAATCAGGCAAAAACTCAAAGCGATATGCAATTGGAGCAAGGTAAAAACCAATTAAAGATAGCATACTTACAAGAAGAGGCTAAAATTAAAAAAGAGTTAATGGAGTTAGAGTTTGATTTAAACGCTAAGTTAAAAGGCATGGAAAATGAGATTGCTGGCAAGCTTGAAACTACAAGAGAAGATAGAAAAGATTCAAGGGTAGATAGGCAAGCCATGCACCAAGCCGCATTAGTAAACAAGAAAAAAGAAGGTGATTCACTTAAAAAGTTTGAATCATCAGGTAATGATATAGTTACGGGAGACGCTGGCTTAAGCCTGTAAGCTCCCACGTTAAATATTTTATAAAATTTTATTATGGCAGAAGAAAACAAACAAACAGATCTCGAGGAGGTAATTCAAGAGGTTGAGAGTACTAGTGATGACGTTGTGAAGGTTAAAATGAAAAAATTCCAACCTGAGCCAGATGTTATCAAGGTAGATCTAACGAAACCACCAACCAATGAAACAACCGAAGAACCAGAAGCTCCAGAAAGTAACCCTGACGACTCACGAGTGGCTGGAGGCGATGAAAGTCCCAAGCCCACACAAGAACAAGAAGAAGTACAACCGGAAGGAGAAGTACAAGGAGAGGCACCAGTATTAGAAGAGGTAAAAGAAGAGGAAGTAGAGGAACTGGCTGAAGAAGCTGTAGAGGCTATTGAAGAAGCTCAAGCTACTGGCAAACCGCTCCCTGAAAACATTCAAAAACTAGTGGATTTCATGGAAGACACTGGTGGAGATATAAATGACTACGTCAAGCTAAACGTTAACGTTGAGGACATGGATAGTCAAGAAGCTTTACAGGAGTACTACAAGCAGACTAAACCACATCTAAGTGAAAAAGAAAGAAGCTTCATAATGGAAGATGAGTTTAAGTTTGATGAAGAGTTAGATGATGAAAAAGAAATAACAAAGAAAAAAATAGCCTTAAAAGAGCAAGTTGCTAAGGCTAAAGCCCACTTAGACAGGCAAAAGTCTAAATATTACGAAGAGATTAAAGCTGGAAGCAAGCTCACGAGTGAGCAGCAGAAAGCAATTGATTTCTTCAACAGGTACAACAAAGAGTCCGAACAGCAGAAACAAATGAATGATACTGCGCGATCGGCGTTTGATAAAAAAACCAATCAAGTTTTTAACGACAAGTTCAAAGGTTTTGACTACAGCGTTGGAGATAAAAAGTATAGGTTTAATGTCAAAAACGCTAACGAGACTAAGAGTGCACAGGCAGACATAAACAATTTTATTGGTAAGTTTACTGATGAAAAAGGTGTTATGACAGATGCTCAAGCATATCACAAATCTCTATTTACAGCTATGAACGCTGATGCCGTAGCCCAACACTTTTACGAGCAGGGTAGGGCTGATGCCACTAAAGAGCGTGTCGCGAAGGATAAAAACATTCAAACAGAACCTCGTAAAACTCACGGTGAAGTCAACGTGGGCGGAGTGAAAGTGAAGGTTCTAGGCGATTCTTCTGATGGACTTAAGTTGAAAATTAAAAATAGAAAACGCTAAATTAAAAATTAAAAAAAATGGCAACAGGTATAACTAGGGGCGCAGCAGATATTGCAGCGGTGCAAGCAGCAGCCCCAGGTAAACAAACATTAGCTTCAAACTATCTCGACTTTACAGCGTCGACGAATGATTGGAGACAACAGTATTTACCAGAATTAATGGAAAAAGAAGCTGAAATTTTTGGAAACAGAACAGTAGGTGGATTTTTAGAAATGGTTGGCGCGGAAGAGCCAGCAACATCAGATCAAATCGTTTGGTCTGAGCAAGGTCGTTTACACCTTAAGTACACAGGTCAGGTTCATGGGAATTATGATAGCTCAGGTGACGCTACTGCGGATGTAGTTGGTGGTGACAACTCAATTATCTCTAATCTTGATACCGCTCACGGTATAAGAGTTGGTGACACGGTATTAGTGTCTTCAGCAACAAAGAACAAAACAGTTCCTTGTCTAGTAGTATCTATCTATGGATCTACTGATGTAGCTTTAACTACTACTGGGGTTACTTTAGCTTCTGGTGAAATCTCAGTTATTCCAATTGGAGGAACTGCAAGCTATAAGGCGGCATTAGGGCACGCTCACGGCGCTGGTGACACTGATGCTCTTGTAGTCGTTGTTTACGGTTCTATGCACGCTAAAGGGACTACTGGTCGCTTTGAAGGTATTGAGCCAAACTTTAAATCTCATGCTAACACCATGCAGATCATGAAGGATCTTTACGAAGTAAATGGTTCTGATGCTGCTCAAATTGGTTGGGTTGAAGTTTCCGGTGAAGATGGAACTGGTGGTTACTACTGGTACCTAAAGGCAGCTGGTGATACTCGTATGCGTTTTGCAGATTACTGCGAGATGTCTATGGTAGAGTCAGTGAAAGCTACAAACGCTATTGTCACAGGTGCTAACATGAAAGGAACTGAAGGTCTTTTCGAAGCTATTGAAGATCGTGGACTTGTTTCTGCGGACTTAGATCTTGCGACTGACTCTGGTTCAGCAGCTGGTTCTCTTGCTGACTTTGATGTTATCCTTAAGGAGTTTGATAAGCAGGGTGCTATTGAAGAGTACATGATGTTCTTGGATAGAAACACTTCTCTAATTGTTGATGACATGCTTGCAGGTCAAAACGCATACGGTGCTGATGGAACTTCTTACGGTGTATTCAATAACGAGGCAGATATGGCTCTAAACTTAGGATTCTCTGGATTCCGTCGTGGATCTTACGATTTCTACAAGACTGACTGGAAATACCTAAATGATTCACAAACACGTGGAGCTCTTTCTGGTGATGGTACTCGCACACGCGGTGTATTCATTCCAGCAGGTGTATCATCTGTGTACGATCAGGCACTAGGTAGAAACCTTAAGCGTCCTTTCCTACATGTACGTTACAGAGCTTCTGAGATGGATGATCGTCGTTTCAAGACTTGGACCACTGGTTCAGTTGGAGCTGCTACATCTGACTTAGATGCAATGCAAATGCACTTCTTAACTGAGCGTTGCTTAGTTGTTCAAGGAGCAAACAATTTCATGCTATTACAAGACTAATAATCTGTAGCATTAAAATTATGATTGGTGAAACTACCTCACCTTCGGGTGGGGTAGTTTTATACTAACTTTTATTATATTATATATTATGGCAAAAAAAGAAACAAAAAAAGAAGTTGTAGCTCCAGAAGTTATGGCTGTAGAACCAGTTGTTGATATCAACGCTGAGAAAAAAACTAAAAAGGTTGTTAACAAAGAACCTGCGTGGGAGATTAAAGATCGAACATATTTTTTAACAGGTGACAAAAAGCCTTTAGTGTCAATCATGAAGTCTAGCAAGATGTATTGGTTTGATGAAGAAAAGGGTTACGAGAGAGAGATAATGGCCACTACTAACCAACGAACACCGTTTGTTGATGAAATGGACGGCGTTAAAAGACCTGAAAGAATTATATTTAGAGATGGCGTATTAACCGTGCCTAAAAATAAGACTGTTCTACAAAAGATACTATCTCTTTACCACCCGAAGAGAGGCGCAAAGTACTACGAATGGAAACCAGCAGCGCAAGCTGCTTCTGAGGTTGAAAACATCGAGTTTGAATTGCACGCCCTTAACGCCGCTAATGATCTTGATCTAGATATGGCAGAGGCTGTTATGAGAAGCTTAATAGGCTCTCAGGTTACAGAGATGAGTTCTAAGGAGCTAAGACGAGATCTTTTAGTGTATGCTAAGAAAAACCCTAAGTTGATGCTAGATTTGATCGCTGATGATAATATCTATCTTAGAAATATCGGTATCAAAGCAACTGAACAAAATTTCTTAAGGTTATCTAGTGATCAACGTACGTTTACTTTAGGTTCTAACGACAGAAAGATTATGACCGTTCCTTTTGACGAACACCCGTACTCAGCTCTTGCTGCGTGGTTTAAAACCGACGAAGGTATGGAAATATACAAGGGATTAGAGAAGCGAGTTAGATAAGTATAGCAATCTGTATATATTAATAGCCACTCATTCCGGGTGGCTATTTTTATTTCAAGTGCTAACATATCACTTTATTATGTGATTATATTACTATGAATTCAAAGGGACTAGGTGATTCAGTAGAAAAAGTAACAAGAGGCGTTGGTATTAAAAGCCTCATGGATTTTGCGTTTGGAAAAGAAAATTGCAGATGTGAACAAAGAAAGCGCTGGTTAAACGACTTGTTTCCCTATAAAAACAGTAGCAATGGTAGAGATAAATAGTGTGTATCAAAAAGTGTTAGTCTTGACTAATAAAGAGCAAAGAGGTTTTATAACACCTTTGGAATTTAACCGCTTAGCGGACCGCGCTCAATTAGAAATATTTGAAGGTTACTTTCATGATATGAAAACGGCTCTTCACAAGTTACCTAATCAGTCTGAAGAGAGTGATGAGATAGAGACGCTGCTTGAGAAAATATCAGTACACAGGGTTGTGGGCGACGCTTTAGCAATAAATAACAGCACTGGCGTAGTTGACGTAACATCATTTTCAAATACTCCTTATAGATTAAGTAATGTGCGGTTTGGTAATCAAACAGTACAAGAAGTTACTCAGGGTGAGTACGCAGATATGTCAGCCCACCCGCTAACGCAGCCAACTACTGCTCGTCGAGTGTACATAAGGACCGGGGAAAACGCTATAACAATACAACCCGCACCTACTTCCGCACAAGCAGAGAACCTGGTAGCTGACTATATAGTAGCACCAGAAACGCCATCATGGGGTTATGTGGTCGTAAATAGCGCACCGTTATATAACGCAAATACGTCCGTAAACTTCGACCTGCATCCAGCCGAAGAAGAAAAATTAGTTACGAGAATATTAGAAATGTCAGGAATAGTTATCAACAAACCCGGTTTAGCACAGCTGGGCGCTCAAATGGTTGCCAGAGAATTTCAATCAGAAAATAATTAATCATGGGTTTATTAGATAATACTACGCAACAATCTTATTACACAACTGCAGCTAATTTTGGCGATTATCAGTTCGTGACATTAGACAACGTTATAGCCGCTTTCATGTCCGTGTATGTAGGTGAGGGTAAAGTAATACCTAAGGCAAGGCGAACGGACGTGCAATTTCACGCCATGCGGGCTTTCCAAGAGCTGAGTTATGATGTTTTTAGGTCTGTTAAAGCTCAGGAGATAGAGGTGCCTAACACGCTTCAAATGATACTACCTCAAGACTACGTTAACTACACTAAGGTTACCACTGTTGGGACAGATGGTATCGAGAGAGTATTGTATCCAACTGGTAAAACCTCTAACCCATTTGCTATAGCGCAAGACGCTAACGGAGCGTATACGTTTACTGATAACGCGTTGATTGAGCAAACACCATCAACTACTTCTAGTAATTTTAATTCTTACCAATCGGACGACCCATCGACAAATGTAGAAGATAGCGAGTCTCTGTTTAATGGTTTCGGTCAAAGGTACGGGCTGGACCCACAACACGCTCAATCAAATGGCACGTTTTTTATTGATTATTTAAGAGGGCAGATCCACTTTGGATCTAGTCTAGCAGGTAAAACAATTATCTTACACTATGTTAGCGATGGTCTTGGGACAGACTCGGAGATGGTTGTCCACAAATTCTGTGAGGAAGCGGTATACAAACACGTGGTGTACGCCATGGTTTCTGCTAGAGCGAACATGCCAGAGTATGTTATAGCTAGGTTTAGAAAGGAAAGATTTGCTGAGACAAGGAAAGCTAAAATAAGATTATCTAATATTAAGATAGAGGAATTCACACAAGTGCTTAAAGGTATGAGTAAGCATATAAAGTAATATAGCATGCCAGAAATTAAACACGTTTTTACAGGAGGTAAAATGAACAAGGATCTCGACGAGAGATTCGTGCCTAATGGTCAATATCGTGATGCTATGAACATACAGGTTCGTACATCTGATGGCGGTGACTCAGGTGTAGTGCAAAATCTAGCTGGAAACACGCACATACAAGACGTTGATGGGGCGTTAACATTCAGCGGAGCTCATGGTTATGCTGAATTTGTAGGCCAAGCTGCTGATGAAGCTAACAACAAGTCATATTGGCTTTTAGCTGGTTCAGATGTTGCAGGTTTAGGTCCAGAGAGTTGGGCGTTTCCCGTGGTCCTCTTTCACACTTTTGCTGATAGCATTTATGAGTATAACGCTGATCATAACAGAGTTAGTCTAGTATTTAATGACGTTTACGCTGTAGCAGTTAGGGACAGTGCACTATACACACCTACGGGTTCGTTTGTTACAATAACGGTTACTTCTGATGTAGCCGATAGACTACGTAAGGGGTGTAGAGTTCAGTGCTGGGATGATAGTGGCGTTGCTTTATTTGATATACCACCAACGGTCCTTCAAGTAGTCGGAGACGTATTACATTTAGACGCCCAGTATTCAGACGACGTAAGCTCTGCCGATAATTGGGCTTTTTGGTGGGAGCCGGTTTTAGAACTTAAACAAAATCGCCAAGTAACAGGTATCAACATAATAGACGATTTTTTGTTTTTTACAGATGGTTTTAATGAGCCAAAGAAAATAAGTATATCTAGATCAAAAGCTGGTTCAAGCACGCACGAATCATTTGGGAATATATACCACACTGTACTAAAGGTTCCTAACGGAAGTAATCACCTAGCTTCAATAGATAGTCTAGAACCTACGGCAAGTAAGTATGTAGAAAAAGAACATATAACTGTTATTAAGCAAGCGCCTAAAACAGCGCCTAGACTAGAAATGTCTCAGTCTACTAGGGGCGTAGATTTATTGACTGGTAACATAACACAAGCATTTTCGGTAGGTGGTGTTGCTATAGATCAAGAGATAATTAATATTCAAATAGATCCTCCTGGCGCAAATATAGAAGTGGGTGATTACCTAGTCCTAACTCAAACGTATAGCGACAGTTATACATTTGAATTAAAGGAAATACGGTTAGGGGTAACCAATACGGATAATTTAGCCGCGGGTTTTATCGACGCCATACCCCAGAGTGTACCTAGCGACATCTTAGATAGTAACGTTGATTGGGTTTGGGTTCTTGAGGACAAAAGACCTATGTATGAGCTTGAGTTCGGACGCTTTGCATATAGATACAAGTACGCTGATGGTGAGTATTCTACGTTTTCACCGTGGAGTGAGGTAGCATTTTTGCCGGGAAAGTTTGACTACGAACCACAAACTGGTTACAACACCGGCATGACAAACACGGTGAGAGAAATTAAAGTCACTCACTTTGTGGCTAACGACGAGACTAGGCCCAACGACGTAGATACAATAGATATTTTGTATAAAAAAACTACAGATAACGGTGTTTATGTTGTTAAGTCAATACAGCGAGATAAGGATCCAGAGTGGGACATACAAAGCAACAACGTCCACCAAACGCAGGGTGAGGTTGTTATCACATCTGAAATGGTCCATAGAGTGCTACCATCATCACAGCTATTAAGATCGTGGGATGCTGTACCTAGGTCTGCCTTTGCGCAAGAGATAACTGGTAGCAGGTTGGTATATGGTAACTACAAGCAGAATTATGATATCCCTAGGTTCTCTAGTTCGCAGTGGATATCATCCGAATCGGTGAAGCATGGCGGTAATGCAGAAAAATCTATAAAATCAATACGTAGCTATAGGGTTGGCGTAGTGTTTGGGGATAAATATGGTAGAGAAACACCCGTCCAAGAAATAGGTGCTATAGGTAAATATACGCCTAGCACTGGTACATACTCGTATTTATCGTCTGATTTAAGGTGCGAGAAGCAAAACTCACATACTAAAAATGCTCTTCACATTCAACAAAAATGGGAGACACCTCAAGGGCAGGCTGTGGTACCGCCATCATGGATGGACTACTGTAAGTATTACGTTAAAGAAACATCTAATGAGTACTACAACCTTGTTATGGATAGGTGGTACGACGCAGAGGACGGTAACGTGTGGCTTTCATTCCAATCATCTGATAGAAACAAAGTTGACGAGGAGACACACATAACCCTTAAAAACCAAAATGGAGGGAGTGCCCCTGTCCACGAGGAAGCTAGGTATAAAATATTAGCTATTTCAAATTCCGCGCCACCCTTTATTAAACGAGAGGGCTTTACTATAGGAAGCGTAGGTTTTACGCAAGGGATAACCGCTAGCTCTGAGTTTCCGTTATTTACGTCAATAACTCACGATACAGCAGAATATGACGCTCAGCTAGGTATGATGAATGTTAGTGACGGCGTAAGATACGCTAGAGTTGTTGGTACTGATGACGAAGGACACATACATAAATCAGCGTGGAAAAGGGTTGTTGGGATTGATTCAGGTGAGGTGTTGACCAAGGTGATACTTATTGAAGCTCTAGGTCCAGGTGCCGATATGGATGCTATATGGCTCCAAAACAACTATGGAACCACGGTCGCGTATACGGTGGAATATAAGGTTGAAGACACTATTGATAAAACAGAGTTTGATGGTAGATTCTTTATAAAAGTGCTAAGAGACGCGACGCTGAATGAGCAGGTCTTACACACGACCGAAGATGGTATGTTCTGGTCTACACTAGATCATTTTGATGTAGCGTGGATGGCTATGGGTGATTATGTTTGGGGTAGTTGGATAGCAGAAGATAACGGCGAAGCTTGGTGGAGTGGTCATGGCTCTTATAGCGTAGCGCACTCAAACCCACAGGTAGCGGGCCCTTACAACACCTATAAAGCAAATACTACAGACACTTGGTTTGATAACGTTTTAGGCGAAATGGAGTGGGATTCTGATATTGATGACAACGATCACATACAAGGTATTGGTACTTGTGATAATAGAGGTGCCACTCACGACTTTTGGACGGCACACGCCGCTCATAAACCTTCATCGTGGTGGATTGACAATATGAGGTTTGCTCATGGCGGCAGTTTGCTGTCTGCCAACGAAGGCGAGTATTGGAATGGTGATCCAACTGTTGCTTCACCAGAAGCCGCACCAAACGGTCTATACGCGTCTGGTTCGGTGGGTGGAGATAAAGATGTTCTGTTTTTTAGTAGAGAAAATACCGATAGCTCGGATGCTACAACTGCTCTTCAAAACGTGTTCCAAACTGAAGGCACGTTTTTTAGATTCCAAAATGATCCGTTTCAAAACGTATACAGGGTAATTAATAGCTCACCCATGACGACACTTCATAACTACGATGATGGTAGCAACTGTAACATGTACAACCAGACCTCTGGTGATAATACGTCGTGGACATCCCTAAGAAGAAAGACATTTTGGACGCAGTTTAGACGTGTTGATGCTGTTACTGGAGGCACGACCCCAAGTGCTATAGACACTAGCGTGTGGGATCCACGTGGAGAGGTGAAGCACACTGGCGAAAACACTATGCGTATAGAAATAGTGACACCTTTCTCGCAGCAAGGTGGTAAGGTGAAGCACTTTAAGGAGGCTGCTATGTGGGAAACAGAACCTAAGGAATCTGTTGATATCGATATTTATTATGAAGCAACAGATGCTATTCCTTTGACTCTAGATGAAAATAACATTATGGACTACGCACCAAGCGGCTCAGTTTGCTCAGAACTAAAGCGCGGGAACGAGGTTCATTCTTTAACTCCAAAAGCTATTGTTACTGATCACAAATACGGTAATATACAGTTTAAAGAAACGCAAAGCTCGACAGTATTAGTACCTAATGGGGTATTGTATCGAAGCTTTATAGTAGGAGACCAATTGAAACTGACACACCAAAATGGCTTAGAGACAAACCTTGTCATAAAGGACCATATATATCAAAATGGTGATCAAACACCCGTGACTAGTACCTCTGTTGTAGATACTAACGCTACTATTCCGGGCCCATTTATGAGTGACACGCAAACTGTTATATTCTCTGACATAGGAACAATTAACGCAGTCCAGTCGATGCACGCTAACGGTTGGAGGATTTTGGTTACTGGCCTTAATGTTCCTATTGGCACGTTTATAGCACTAAATAATGATCAAACAAGCACCCTCGCAGCCGATGGAAACGGTTTGGGTATAACGCTTACTAAGGCCTACGAAGGGAGCACTGTCGGCACTCAAATTCAACAGTCTTTTACGTTTAAAGCGGTGACTGGTATGTACGAAGTAGAAGAGGATGTTTATGAACTACCGATCAAGCTACCTTGGTATAACTGCTACTCTTTTGGAAACGGAGTCGAGTCAGATAGAATTAGAGACGACTTTAACGCGCCTCAATTAGACAATGGTTGTAAGGCTTCAACCGTATTAGATGACTACGGTGAAGAGATTAGAGGTAGTGGAATGATTTACTCTGGTTTATTTAACAGTAACTCTTCTGTTAATAATCTTAACGAGTTTAACACCTCTCAAAAAATAACTAAAGATTTAAATCCGACTTATGGATCTATACAAGCCCTGAAGTCTAGAGATACTAATGTAGTTGCTTTTTGCGAAGATAAGGTTCTTAAAGTCTTGTCTAACAAAGATGCTGTGTTTAATGCAGATGGGAATCCAAACTTAACCGCCACAGACAGGGTGTTAGGTCAAGCAATACCCTTTGTTGGTGATTATGGTATATCTAAAAATCCAGAGTCGCTGGCTAGTGATCAGTATAGAATGTATTTTGCTGATAAGCAACGTGGCGCTATATTAAGATTGTCTAATGACGGTATAACACCAATATCTAACGTAGGTATGAAAGACTGGTTTAGAGATAATTTAGCTAAGTCTGACAGAATACTAGGTACATTTGATGTTGTAAAAGGAGAATATAACGTAACTCTCAACCCCGTGGATAATGTGTTTAACCTAACGCCAACAACGGTTTCGTTTAATGAAGCTGGTAAAGGCTGGGTAAGCTTTAAGTCGTTTATACCATCAGCTGGTGGTAGTGTTTCTGGCAAGTACGTAACAGCTGCAAACGCAGGTTCTGGGGCCTATGGGGTTGGGCAACACCTTTGGCTTCATGATGAGTTGGGGCCTTTTGGTGCTGTTAACTCTTTTTATGGAGATGTTAATTTTGTTGCTTCTCACGTTGAAGTTATATTCAACGATAATCCTAGCACTGTAAAAACATTCATGGCGTTAAATTACGAGGGTACACAGCAAAAAATTCTTAACACAACAGCGAAAACAGCTAGTGTCACAGACGCAGCTGGGAACAGTATTTCAGCAAATGACGGGAATCATGTAGGGCTAACAGCGCAAAATGGCTGGGAGGTTACTTCAATAACCACTGATATGCAATCTGGATCTGTTCCTAGGTTTGTGAAAAAAGAAAACAAGTACTTTTCTTATATATACGGTGATGGTGTTGACGTAGAGTCCTTCTGTGTTCAGGGTATTGGTGAGGCTGCTTCCGTAAGCGGTGATACAACTAATAATAATCAAGTTTTAACAATAACAGGATAATGTCAAAACTAACAAATTGTACTATAAACAGCGCAACAAGTATAGAGGCGACTGGCGATAAGGGTGCTGATGGCAACATGGTTACGTCCGTTCAGTTGACTATAACGCCAGACGATGGATATACTTTATCTATGGCTGATTTCACCATAAGTGGAGGAACAGCTAGTAGCGGAACAACGTTTACACACGGCGTAGGAGGCGTTTCTTTACCAACAGGGATAACCTCTGTCACGTTCTCTCAGTCTGGAATCCCATATACACCGGGAAACGTTGTATACGCGACGTGCGCTTTAACAGCATCTTACGCTATGCCTGGTTCTGACACTACTTTAACCATAGATGTCAGAGGTATAGCCTGTGCTGGAGTTAAAGAATACTATGGCTACAACGTCAGTGTTGATACGGAAAACAACCTAAATGCTACAGTGTCTGCTTCCGCAAGTGGTACAAACGGTTATGGAGTTGCTAACACACTCTCCACTGCAACTAGTGGAACAACAAGAACCGACACCTTCGCGGGCAGCGCTTTTTATGATCCTTTGAAGAGAGCTAGTGATAGCGCAGAAACTACTAAAATTGGTCAAGTTACAATAACAGCAGCTGGTGGCTACCATTTTTATAACATGCCATCTCTTGCTGCTATTAGTAAAAGAAAGGGACCTAATTACGACACAGTGGTTTTTCTTCGACCAAGCTCTCAAACTGTCGACTCTCAAACAGGCCTTACATCCGCTGTTATTTTTGATGTCATGTATTACAACAACACAACCGTAGAGGCCGCTGACAGAATAGCAACTAAGATAAATATCCAAACAAGAGCAAATTATTCTACCGCACTTAAAGTACACGGTTTTGCAGTTGGAAACAACCAAGACGTATCATCCGGAGGTGAAACTAGAGCCGTCTGTGTGACTGGTAATCCAGGTGCTAAGTTCAACCTTCAAGGTGTTGATTCAACTGGTAAAGAGTTATTTACTCAACTTATTGACGCAGAAATACCAGCGCCAACAGGTCGCGACGTGGTAAATGCGGCTGGGGTATTTGGCGAGTATAAATTTAATTTGGAACTACCCGAACTCCCATCTGGTACGACTGAAAAAACCTATTATTTTAGGTTAAAAACAGGTACTAACACTACGTTTGCTAGCACTGTGCCAACGACGGAGGATACGGTTCAGTTGATTCAAATTCACGATCCTAGGGTTAGGTTTACAAACACAAAAACCCCAGCTTATTCAGTCACAGCAGCGCCTACGCTTACTTACTTTGGTAAGCGCAATAGATCGTTTGATGAGGTATATAGTTCTAGGCCGACTCAATACAAGCGGTATGTAGACGTTGATTGGACCCTAACTGGCGGAGGTACCTTTACCGTGTTGAAACAGGTTGTTTTGTCAGATTTCACAAACACTTCAAGCGCTACAAACGGAGGCACAACAGTAGCTACATCAGGCCTAAAAGTAAGTGGTCACGGCACAAGCACTGTAACAATAAAAGGAAAAATTCATATACGAACTTTTGGTAAAAGCAATGTAGACCTAAACCTTAATTTAGATAACATAGTATCATACTCATAACATGCCTATAACAATTAATTTTAGCACACCTATTAACGAGAGCGTTCAAATCGGAGACACGGCGTATCACGCTACAATCTCAGAAGTTGCTACTTTTGACACTTCATCTAGCTATGTTGAAATAGGACCAATAACCAGTATTACTCAGTGGAACGGGACAGCATCAGCTATAGTCTGTGACACAACGGCTGCTTACGCTGCGGGAAACGATCCAGCTGCCGCGGGTAGTTTTATATTGTTTTCTAAAAGCAGCGAAGTAAATCAAGCTAAAGTTAAGGGTTATTATGCTTCGGTTAAGTTTCAAAACCAGGGGGTAGCTAATACTAGAACAGAGTTGTATTCTGCAGCGGCCGAGATATTTACAAGCAGCGGCCACCCAGCTGAATAGTGTAAATAAGCATCAATAAGTGTAACTATATAGTAGCAAGTTACAATTAAATTTAATGAATAAAGAGCTACAGAAAAAAAGCGGTTCAGAGGTATCTATAGATTTTAGGTCAATAGCAGAGAATATACAGCGCATAATTGAAGAAAATGCAAACGGAGAAAACATTATAGCTGGAACAGTTGAAAAGCCTATAGTTAGAGATCACCCAGCCTCGCCTATATCACATCACTTTATGGATGGCGTGTATCTTAGGGGCATGAAAATGAGTGAGGGTCAGCTAGTTGTAGGTCACATACATAAACACCTTCACATGTGTTTTCTGCTGCAGGGTAGGGTTACAGTGTTTAATGAAGATGGTGAAAACGAATACAACGCACCGTGTATAATTGAGTCTACGCCAGGTGTTAAAAGAATATTATATGCTCACGAAGAATCAATATGGTATAACACGCATAAAAACCCAGGTAATATAACCGATCTGGACGTGTTAGAGAGAGATATAGTAGCAATAAGTTATGAAGAATATGAAGAATATATTAAAAACAAATAGATTATGTCGTTTATAGCAGGTGCAATAATTATATCAGGAGTCTTAATAGCCGCTGGAGGTACAGCTGGTGCTATATCTGCTGGTAATGCTAGAGAGGCTGCTGAAGCGAAGGAAGAACAAGCTAGGGCTGAAATGGAACGACAGCAAAGAATCTTCGCCAACTTGGACACGTCTAATCCATATGCAAATATGGAGAACGTTATGGAGGACTTAACTGTAAACCAACAGCAAGCTGAATTTCAAAAACAACAAACCATGCAGTCTCAGGCTAATATATTAGATAGTATGAAGGGCGCGGCTGGTGGTAGCGGTATTGCGGCGCTGGCGCAGGCCATGGCTAACCAAGGCTCGTTGGCAGCTCAACAGGCTTCAGCTAGCATAGGTCAGCAAGAGGCTGCTAACCAACGACTGGCGGCTCAACAAGAGGCTTCAAACCAAAGCATGGAAAGACAAGGTGAAGTCTGGGCTAGAGGACAAAAAAGAGATATAGCAGAGACTATGCTTGGTATGGCTCAGGGCGAAACCGCGGCTCATAGACAGGCGGCTCAACAAGCCCAAGCGGCTCAACAGGCTGCTTTTGCTGGTATGGCTGAAGGCGGCGCTGCTTTAGGCACTAGCTATTTAGGCACACAATAAAAAGATATGGCAGTAACTGAAAGTTTAATAAAAGGAGCATACGCCGCAAACGCGCCAGCCGCTGTGGCGCCGGGGCAAGCTTGGGTAGATGCCAGCAAGAATATTGCTGCGATGGCTGAGAAGTATTTGATTGCTCAGTCTACTAAGAAAAAGGAAAATAAAGCAAAGGGTGATACATACCTAACAAATCAAGCCAATAAGTTTGGCAAGAATGTCCAAGGCCCTTTACAAGATCAATACGGAACAGTAAGTGATGACTTGATTTTTCAACGAGACATATGGCTTGGTGCGGAGGACGATCCAGCGTATCAAACAACGTTATCAATGCACCAGGAACAAGGAGCTGCTGATACGGCTGGTTTATCTGCCACGGTAACAAACTGGGCTGATATACAAAAGGGAACATGGAAAGGAGCTCCACTTAGCAATTCAGTGACTACTGATGAGTTTTTGTATATAGCAGAGCCGCAGCTTAGTCAAAGAATGACGTTTGATATAAATGGTGAGTCGGTAACAATAGACAGAGGCACACCTGATGGCAATCAGTGGTTAGAGGATAATGCAGAGTTTATTAAAGATGGCACATATAAGCAAACTGGATCTAGGTATGGGCTTCTCAAGATAGAGGGTGAGGGCGATAATCTTACTCACACGTGGGTCAGCTCAGACGAAGTGCAAGCTCATCTTGACCAGTCTTTAGTTAATATTGAAACTAGAGGAACTATTGCTGATTTAGGTAATAGGATGATGGCGTTAGGTACCACGTACGGTAATGCTGACCCAGGTAGAGAAGCTGGCAAAATTGGCTCAACAGGCTACGCGGCTACGAGAGATAAAAGAGTGGAGTTCAACGATACTAAGGTGAGGCAAGAGATTGAGGGTATGATAACTGACGATATTAAACCGTGGGAGATGAGGTCAATAATTAATGACCCAATGATAGGTGGCGACGTGGCGTTGATAACGCACATGGAAACTCTTTTTGATACTACCGACATCGAAGACGCCCTTCAAGCTTTAGAAATACCTGTTTTAAACGAAGAAGGTCAGCCTACGGGTCAGACGGTTCTAGCGGCAGATATAGATAACAATGGTACGGTGACTAAACAGGAGATGCTTAATTTTATAAAAGCATATGATGACGAGGCTATGATAGGTGATGCGAAGAAAGTAGTAGACGGCATGATTAAAGACTATTTATTTAAATATGCTAAACACCAATTCGTAGTTGGAGCTGGTGGTAGTTATGAAACGGAATTAACTGCCGGGCAAACTACGGGTGGCACTGAGTACGTAGATCCATTTAAAGACATATTTGACTGGGAGTAAATTAAGACAACAACATATTAACGGGTAACTAACGAAACAGTAATGAAAAAGCTTTATAAACTAAGCACGGGTAAGATATATAGAGTATCTGAAGAAAAAGAATCAGGGTTTTTAGAAAAACATCCAAACGCTGAGTTTGTGAGAGTGGATGTAGAAGAGGGCGCAGCAAAGACGACGAGCTCTGTGGGGAGTGCGACCACGGGGCAACAAAACACAGCACCAATAATAATGACGAGCGCAAATACGGACTCATCGCAGGGCGATGGTTCGTCGGATTCACGGTTCACCGCGTTTAGTCCAGATAGAACCGTATATACAGGTGATGAGAGAAAAGACACCTGGATTCACACAACTTTACAAAACCATCCTGATAAGTGGGTATACGACGAAATGTCTCAAAGCCTCAAGAGTAGAACATCTGTAGTAGGCGATGTTAAAGCTTGGGAGGCTAAAGATGCTGTGTTACCTGTTTATGATAACATGAACCTGTTGTTAAATGATGATCTGCAAGAGGGTCTTGATAAAGCTGGTTATTATGATGTGACGAGAGCCTTCTTTAGTGTTACAGGACAAAGTGATGTTGTTGATGTGATAGACCAGGCTAAATTGCTTGGCGAACAAACTTTAGATGCTCCGGGTTTTTTAAGGCCTGGTTGGATGGACATAGCTACTAGAATAGAAGGGGACGAATACACCACAGGGCTAGGTGAACACTATAAAACGGGTATGTGGGACTATAGACCTATGCCAGGTGATGCAATTGAAAAAGGGTTAGATATAGGTTCCAACCATTTATTCAAGCGGTCAGAAGATTTTCAATATAACGCTAGCTTATTTGCTGAAAACTTCGAGCAAACCTACAATAAGTACAAAGACGATATAGAGTTTAAAAGCTCTACAATAACTCCATACGGTACCGCTAAAAACCCAAACGACGATCCATATCAAGGTATGGGCTATACGTTGAAAAACGAGGGTGACAAATTTGGAACTGTTGTAAATATACAGCAGGTAGTAGAAAGTGCGTATAAAGAAATTGTTGGCGGTGATCAGTTAATTAATTTTGGAGGGGAAAGTTTTGCTACGGATTTAGCTAGTATAAATGAGCTAGAGGCAGCTATGGATGACAACGAAGAGTTCGTGGATCCTAATAGCGGTATAACGTATATTAAAGCTCCAAATAGAGGTATAGTTAATAAAAGCGTTTTTGATAGCGGCTTTAGCATAGAAACCCCTGTTTTAACAAGAACCGAAGACGGTGGCTACAACGTAGAGTCAAGGGATGATGTTCTTAGAACCGTTAAAAGCGAGACCACAGACGAAATTTACAATGAGGTAGTTGGTGAAGCAGCTTTTTGGGAAAATCTTAAACCTTATCAAGAAGTTAAGCGAGAGCAAGTTGGCGTAGACTCGCTTGGTAAACCAATAATGAGGGACAGAGTACACCTAATGATTGGTGGCACAGATTATTATGATGATCCTCAAAGGTATATGGAGTTGAGATTTCTCTGGAACGTACATAAGCATGCTACTGACATAAAGGGTTCTACGCTGTGGTCTAAGTATGATGATATGAGTGACGTGGAGATAATACAAGATTATTACGCTCCAAAAGCCGGCAACGCTGTGGCTCGCACCATTATCGATGAAGAAGATGATGCTGTAGGATATTTGTCAGGGGAAGAAGACGTTCGAACTAATGAAAACTTCTTCTCTGCCACGGATTACGAGAACGAGCACGCAGATGGCATTATGGAGGCGTTTGAGTTAAAGGTTGCTGAAGAAACCTCTCAAATGATACTTACTTCTCAAAACCAAGCTCAAATATTACAAGAGCAAATTGGTGAGCAATTTCACGAGGAAGCTATAGCTGCTTTTTCTACTGAAATAGAAGAATACAAAACCTCTTTTGCACCAATACAAGAGCGTATAGTCGCTGAAATGCAGGCTCTACTACCTGAAGACGCGGGTGAAATGGCGTTGGCCGCATTTAATGAAGAGGTTCAAAAAGCAGTGCAAGCTGCTTGGGACGAACATCTAAAACCAGTTCAAGATAAAATCAGCAAGTACGTTGGTAATAAAATTGCTGAAACACAAGAGTGGAAAGATTTCGAAACAGAGCAAAACGAGTTGTTTACAAACAAACAACAAGAGGTTTGGGATACGTATAAAGACTCTTTTAAATATGATTACGATAGATGGGACGTTAGCGAGTTGGAAAACATTGGCAACTACTTAGAAGATACTTACGGTTTTAACCAGCTAGCAGAGCCTGACAAATACAAGATATTAAACAACGTTTGGAAAGACTACGAGCGTAGAGGCAACATTAGTTCTCCTGAAGATCTGGATGATTATAGAAATGAATTTTGGCACTATTTTTACGATCAATTAAGCACTGATAGCGACTCGCCTAGTGGCAAGAGCTGGTTCTACCTAAAGTCTATAGCTGAAGAAGTTTTAATAGAAACAAATTCTGTTATGGACGAAAATGGCAGAATTATTGACTACGATTTCTTCTTGGACGAGTTTCAAGATATGACGGCTGAAGCGGTGGAACAGCAGATGGAAAAACTTGGGCGTAGACTCACCGCTAAAGAGACTGAGGATATTGTGGGTGTCGTTAGAAAACGCTATGACTACAACATTAACTATACATTACTGCAGACAAGGCAATGGGCAGAAGATGTTATAGAAAGTCCTGAGAACGCTTATCAAGCCGGTGGTTTTTGGAGTGGTTTCACTAGTCATAGAGGTCATCAATACGTGCCGGTGATATCGGGCGTAGTTGATCTCGCTCAAAACTGGAAAGTTAAAGCTATTTTAGATAAGCCGCCCCACGAAAGAACTAAGGCTGAAAACAATTTACTTGCGTTAAGCTCCGTTAGAAGCCAAACAGATCAAATGGTAAGTGATATATCCGTAGCGTATAATGCGGGTAGCATGTTTGCGCAGTCAGTGCCTTTTATTGGTGAGTTCATTCTAACGGGTAGTGCTTTTACTGGCGCTAAAACCGCTGCTAAAGTAGCTCTTAAAAAGGGTATTTCAAAATCAATAAACAAGAAGATAAAGCAAGAGCTAGCCGAGCAGGGTCTTAAAGCTACGGGGCGTGTCACTGGCGTTAGCAAAACAACGGGAGATCTACTACTTCGAGGCAACACGTTAAGTAGAGGCTGGCAGGTCGCTGATAAAGCTACTGATGGTTTAGCGTTTTTAGCTGGAACCGCTGCTCAAACGTTCGCGCAGCCACATAGAATAGCAAATGCTGTTATTGAACAAATGACTGACGAGCACATGTTTGCTTTTACAACTGACGCAGATGATTTGTTGGGTCAACTTAGACTTGACACTATACAAGCTGGAACTGCTGAGGGTGAAGAAATAGGACTTGAAGAAGGTAGAGGTTTGTTTGGCGCGTTGGCTGTAGGTTATGGAGTTACTTGGGCAGAAATATTTACAGAGCAAATTGGAGCATATTTGCCTGGTCTTGGTAAAGGTTTCTTAAATAAAGTTAAGCTAAAGAAAGGTCCACTAGGAGACTTGATGTATAACGCTGATTTATGGGAAAGGATCGCGTTAGGTAGGTTAATGAGACGATACGGTTTTACAAGGTCTGAGCAGGTTATAAACTGGTCTAAAAACGCAGCTGGATGGAACGGGTTTGCGTCTGAGTTTATGGAGGAGATGATTAACATGCCTCTTGTGAACCTTATAACTGGTAACGATAATAGGTTTGAGGGTATATTAACATACAACCAAGACGGCAATGTTACTGGTATAGACACTAGAAACCTTAAAACAATAGGCCTGTCTGTTGGAGCTGGAGCGGGTGTGTTCCAAGGTGGTGGCGCTGTTATCTCCAAAGTTAGAGGACATCTTCCTGCAGTTTACTTTGTAAACAACAAAAGATTCAGCGACGCTAAAGCAGCTGAAAGATATTTAAGGACAATGAAAGCTAAAGGGCTTTTAAATGAAAACTTAGATATTGAGGTTAGGAATGATTTTGTAGCGTACGATAGGTTTGCTAGCTACTTAGAAAAGAACGGTCTTAGCACTGACATTATCAAAAGGCAAGAAGCTAAAACAGTAGGTGATCAAATTACTGCTACAGAAGTAGAGATTATGGAGCAGTTAACAGAGGAGCAAAGAGCTGAGGTTAGCGAAAAAGACGTTCAGATAGAAGCTTTAGAGCAAAAAAAGTCGGAGGTTAAAGAATCTAATTTACCTACAAACGAAAAAGCGAAGCAGGTTAGAGCAATACAAAAAGAAATAGCAGCTTTAACAAATGCTAAAAACGGAATAACCGGAGCAGCTGCTAAAATTGTTGAAAGAAAAAAGACAAGCGAGCTATACCAACAAACTATAGCAGAGGTTGAAAAAATAAATAATGATTTACGTAAAAAAGGTAAAAAGAACGCTAAGATTACCAGAGCAAAAACCAAAGAAAGAGCTAGGAAGGTAGCCGCTGGTAGAATCAGGCAGCAACAGTTTGGTGTATATGAAAAAGATGGTAAATACTTTGACGCTAAAACTGGTACAGAGGTTTACTTGACGTTAGATCAAGAGGCTCAAATTGATAAAATGATCAACGAAGCCGAAAACTCTCATGGTTACATTGTGCCTGGTGGAGAAGGTGGTAAGGCTGAAATAATAATTAACGAAGATTATTCTTTAGACAGAAGAGGAGGCAACGTAGCGAAGCACGAGTTCTTACACTTCTTCTTAAACGAAATGTTAGAAGGTAGTGCTGAACTTAAGCTTGCATTCGGTAGCGTGTTCAAAAGCCATTTGCAAAACATCGATCCAAAGCTGGTGAGAAATAGCGAGTTCAGAAAAAGACTAGCTAGCTATAACAACATGTCAGCCGCTGCTCAAGCTGAAGAGGCAATGGCGCTGTACTTAGACGCCATGGTTAATGGTGAGCTACAGTTTAACGAAAGCATGCTTGTTAAGGTCGGTGATATGATTAGACACTTAATGCATCGCATGGGTGTTAAGATGGAATTTAATACTGGTAAAGACGTATTAAACTTCCTAAAAGACTTTAACGTAAACGTAAAGAAAGGAGAGTTTTCTGAGTCTATGATAAAGGCTTTAGAAGGCGAAATAACCATAGGTGGTGCTATAGAGGCTCAACAAGAGAACATATCAAAGATTGTTGATAAGGAGAAAAATAAGCTAAGAAAAAAGCTGAGCGCTATGGAGGACACGGTAACAGGTGAAGAGCCTATTATGTCTGAAGAAACGTTTGAAAAGCTTCTTGACTTTATGTCTAGTAAAGGTATATTGTTTTCTAAAGACGCAACAAACGAAATTAACGAGCTTGGTAATATGGGTTGGGATCAAGAGTCTTGGCAATCTCAAGGTGCTAACTATGCTTTAGAGACCATGATTACAGAGCAAATGCTTGACGGTCTTATTGCAGCAAAGTTAAAGTTTAAAGACGAAAAGAGTTCAGCAGAAATAGAAACGTTTATAGCGGACGTATACGCAAAGCTATCAACTCACGTAAAGAACTTTAACAAAGGCTTATGGGGCACGCCTCAGCAAAATGATAGTCTATATGGCTGGGTAAACTCTCAGTTGGCAAATAAAGCTAATGAAGTTTGGAACGAAGCTCAAAAACCTACACAAGAAAAGTGGGCTGCTGATATTGAGGCAACCACATCTGAAGGAGCTCCGTTGTTCCAGATCGCGGCAGAAGAAGATTCTGCTATGGCAAGGTTAGATGAGATAACTTTAAACGAAGAACAGAAGGTTATATACTCTCAGTTTAGACAAGATTTAGGTCTTAATGAAGACATGATGAACGTTGTGAGAGACGTAGTCGTGCAGACTTTTGGACGTAGGTTACCTAAAATTGGCACAAAAGAATTCAAAGGCGCGTTAGAAGAGGCTTACAGAAACGAGCTTAAAACACCTATTCAAAACATGATGGGTAAAGGCGCTAGCTATGACATGTTCCTAGAGGAGTATATGGAGACCGTATATACCCAGCTATCTAAAGAAACTCTTCTTCAAATGGAAAGAAGAATACCTGAGGAGCTTAGAATATTTACTAGAAATCGTAGGATTACCAAACCAACAGAGGTTGATGCTTTAATAGAGCAAGGGTTGCTACCTAAAGATACAAACCGTTTGTCTGGTCCTAACTTAATAGAAAAACTACCTTACCCAGGCACAGAAAAAATAATGGCGTTCTTTAGAGGTAAGAACATGCAAGAGGTGCTAGGGTACAAGAAGGGCGCTTCAACGTTGGGTACAAGAAAAGACGGTCTAGCTAAATACATAGGGCAAGAGTTAGCGTTTGATGCTACATCAGAGGTGTTAGGTAGAGAGCAGGTGCGAGATAGGTTCTTAGAGATTGTAGAAATGGGTGGGCAAGATATAGTAGGTAATGAGATAGCTATTATACTTAAGCAGATTGACAGACAACCTGGCATCATGTTCTCGAAAGCCAACGAGGCAGACATGCGTAGATTAGCTGATGACGTAAATGTGCATGGTTACGATCACGTATTTCCAGACGGGCAGTTGTCTCCTGAATACAGCAACATTCACGAAGACTCTTGGAGGCTTATTGAAAGAGTGTTTAGGGGTAATGATTTAACAGAGGATGGAACAAGATTTAAAACGTCTGTTAAGCGTAATGAAGATATTGACAAATCAATTAGAGAAGCGTTCAACAGCCAGGGCAACTTAAGAATAAACTTAGCGGCTCTACAGAACTTACATAGAGACGCTGCAATTATAGCCAAAGAGCTAGGTCCAGAGTTTATGGAAGTTGTTGGATATGACGTGCTAGGATACGTGTACAGGGTTATGGATTCGGCTGCTGAGAAAAGAGACGGTTCTAAAGGGGTTTTCCACGACGCACTAAACGAAACTAAAACTAAAGTACAAGGTTTAAGTAGTAAAAATATTAGCAACGACGTTAGAATCATGAACAAGGGTGCAACCTTGTTTAAAAAAGTAATACGTATACTAGAGAGTGATCAGACAAGAGGCGCTAAGCTTGAGCAAATTGAAGGTTTGCAAGAGGAAATAGACGCAGCTAACACAGCTAATATTGAGGCCGCTGTTACTATATCTAAAAGCATTGTTAGCCTTGCTAGATCAGGTAAGATTAGCATGGTGTCAGCTATAAACTTTTTACAAATTCAAACAGGTATAGTAAATGGTTTAAGAGGTTTATCTAAACTTGATTTAATTGAAGTTAGAGACGGTAGTCAAAGTCATAAACTAGGTAAAGATCACCCACTGTACAAAGAAGCTTTTAATTTTTACAAAAAGAAAGGTAAAGGTAAGGGTAAGAAGTTTAGAGAGCTAACGAACGAGGAAGCTGAAAAGAAAGCTCTTGAAAGCCTAGGTTGGAAAGGCGAGCATTTAGCGCCTAACAGTAATACTATGCTTGAGCTCGTTAGTTTAATGTCCCAGAAAGATGCAGTTACAGATGAGCAAGTAGAAAATATTTTTAAAGATCACTCTCAAGCTTTAGTTACTAAGTATCTTGCTGACGTAATGGATGACGTTGGTGGCGCAAATAACACAACTAACTTTGAAAGAATAAAGTTTTTAGATCCGTCGCATCAAGACGTTATTTCTGGTAGTGGTGGTAGAAGTTATAATGACTTTATGATTGATAGAGCCGTTGAGGGTATTATGTTTTCTAAGTCTGTAGATAAGTCTAGTGCAGCTAAACTTAAGAGCCAGCAGAACGCCCGACTAACTTACAACGAGAGCACAGAGAGCAGAGGTATGTCTACGTTTGATTTTGATGAGACATTGATCATTGAGGGTGAAAACTTTATAACAGCAACACACCCAACTACTGGGGAGGTAACTAAAATTAGTTCTGGCAATTGGCCTTTAGAAGGCCCTAAAATGGCTGCGCAAGGTTATCAGTTTGACTTTTCTGATTTTGTAAACGTTAGAGGTGGTGTCGAAGGTCCTCTTCTTCAGAAAATGAGGAACCAAATAGAAAAGTACGGTGCAGACAACGTGTTTGTGCTTACAGCAAGACAGCAAGAAAGTGCTACAGCAATATATGAGTGGTTGAAGACTCAAGGTATCAACTTACCGTTTGAAAATATAACAGGTCTAGGTAAGAGCGAGGGATCAGCTAAGGCTGAGTGGATGCTAGGTAAGTATGCGGAAGGTTATAATGACATGTACTTTGTTGATGACGCTTTACCTAACGTTACTGCTGTTAAAAAAGTATTAGAAGCTCTAGACATTAAATCAAAAGTTGTTCAAGCTCGCATCATGTTTAGTAAAGATGCTAGTGGTGAGTTTAATGAAATGCTTGAGCGTAACAAAGATGTTGATGCTAAGAAAACTTTTTCTGCTGCAGAAGCTAGACGTAGAGGGGCTACTAAAGGTAGGTTTGAGTTCTTTATACCGCCATCCGCAGAAGACTTCAAAGGTCTTATGTATAAAGTCTTAGGTAGAGGAAAACAGGGTGAACAAGATTTAGCCTGGATTGAAGAGAACCTAATTAATCCTTACGCAAGAGGCATAAGAGATCACAACGCTATGAAGCAAAAAATGGCTAGTGAGTTTAGGGCTTTGCGTAAAAAAGGCGTTGGCTTAAAGAAAAAAGTTCCTGGAACTAATTTTTCTGTAGAGCAAGCTATAAGAGTATACTTGTTTAACAAAGCCGGTTATCAAATACCTGGTTTAGCTAAATCAACGCAAGTAAAGTTAATAAACCACGTGTCTGGTAACTCTGATCTCATTAATTATGCTGGTGCGCTAAGCAAGGTGACTCGAACCGCCGAAGGTTACATGGAGCCAACTGAGTTCTGGGATTTAGGCACTATTGCTTCTGACATGAGGTCTTTAGTAGACGTGACTAATAGAGAGGGTTTTCTAGCTGAATGGAAAGCTAATAGAGACGCTATATTTTCTGAAGAAAACGTAAACAAGCTTGAAGCTATATTTGGCACGAACTACAGAGACGCACTAGAGAACATGCTTTATAGGATGGAGACTGGTAGTAATAGAACCACTGGCGCAAAAGATAAGGTTGTAAATAGCTTTTTAGACTGGATTAATGGTTCTGTTGGTACCGTTATGTTCTTTAATACTAGATCCGCTGTGCTTCAAACTATATCTACCGTAAACTTTATTGACTTTGAAGACAACAATATATTTAAAGCGTCGGCTGCTTTTGCTAACGCGCCACAGTTTTGGAAAGACTTTTCTTACATCTTTAACTCAGACACTCTAAAACAAAGAAGATCTGGTCTGCAAATGGATGTTAATGCTGAAGAACTTACAGACGCATTTAACACGGGTAAAGGACCTAAGGCTGTTATACAGTATTTGCTTCAAATAGGTTTTACGCCTACGCAATTAGCAGATAGCTTTGCTATATCTTTAGGAGGTGCGTCTTTCTATAGAAACAAGGTTAACGCAAATATAAAGCGTGGCATGAGCCAACAAGAGGCTGAAGCTGCGGCGTGGTTATCGTTCCAAGAAAAATCAGAGGAAACTCAACAGTCTTCTCGTCCAGACTTTATATCGCAACAGCAAGCTGGTGTGTTAGGTAGATTAGTGTTAGCTTGGCAAAACACACCTATGCAGATGACTAGGTTAATGAAGAAGGCCACGCTTGATCTTATTAACGGTAGAGGTGACGTTAAATCTAACGTGTCAAAGATAATGTACTACGGTGTTATACAAAACATAATATTTGGCGCTTTACAGTCTGGATTGATGTTTGCTATGTTTGGTGACGATGATGATGAGATTAAAAAGAAGGAAGCTAGAGTTGCTAACGGGGTTCTTGATACATTACTTAGAGGCACCGGTGTTTATGGAGCTGCTGTATCTACTATTAAAAACGTACTACTTAAGTGGCAAGAGGAAAGAGGTAAGGGTTATGGACGCCAAGACTTCAGCAAAATATCACAGGAGATAATTAATTTATCTCCACCAATGGGCAGTAAGCACAGAAAAATTCTTGGATCTGTTAAAGGCTATGAATACAACGATGAGGTTATATCTGAAATGGATTATGGTATAGATAACCCTATGTGGAACATTGGTGGTAATGTTGTTGAGGGTATTACAAACATACCTTTAGGTAGACTAACAAACAAAGCGAACAACATAGACGAAGCTATTAACGGTAACATGGAGACGTGGCAACGAGCTGCATTACTGCTAGGTTGGAATAAGTGGGATGTTGGCGTTAAGGACGGCGACGTTGAGGCCGCTAAAGAGGTTGTAAAGGAAAAGAAAGAAATAGTTGCTGAAGAAAAGAGAGAGCAGAAGAAAATAGAGAAAGAAGCTGAAAGACAAGCTGAAAACGAAGCTGTAATAGAGGGTCACGTAGAAGAACAAGAACAACAGCGTGAAGACGGGGTTGACGAGAAGGAGATTAAGTGCGCGGCTGTAAAGCGTAATGGTGAGAGGTGTGGTAAAACGGTTCTATCAGGACAAACGTATTGCACCGTTCATGAGGAGGTTGATCAACGCGCGGATGGAGAGAAGAAACAATGTTCTCACGTCAAAGCTAACGGAGACAAGTGTAAAATGCAAACATCAAATAAATCAGGAAAATGTTACTACCACGATTAAGTTTATTATTAACCCTGCTGCTTAGCTGTAGCTTAACCCAAGCTCAAGAGTTAAAGAAAGCTATTAAGTTTTCTACGTTCTATGCGGCCGTAAATGGAGGTAACTCTGTGTCAGATCAAACGGTTTACTCTGTAACAAACGGTCTAGGTACTGAGGTAGTATCTACTCCGTATGACTATAGTTTAACTATGGGTATTCGCAAGATCGCTAGATTCGGTTATGAAAATAGAGCTCAAACATTCTACGACGGTACTGAAGCTTCATGGAGTGATGGAGCTAATATAGGTAAACGTAATGGGTTAGAGTTCCTTACAGAGGTGAGATACCGAAGGCAACAAGGCAGGGAGTTCTTGGATCAAAACCACTTTCTCAGATACGTTGGAGATCAATGGATGGCGAAGGTCGAGTACCTACAAGATGGATTCGCAGATATTAAATACTTCGAGGCGTCACAAAGATACAGGCTTAAGCTCGGCGATAAGTTCTCTCTCCATGCTGGAGTTGCAGAGCGTATCTCAGAACCGTATGGATATGACCCTCTTGCAGAATGGAAACTTGAGAACGGAGATATCCACTACACTTACCTCGCGCTTCAAGAAGGATATACCCACAACCTTGCAACAGGTGAGTACATGGATCCAGACGGAACGGTGGTCGCAGAAAACACTGAGATTTGGGAAGCCATCACTATCCCTCAAGTCCTATCTGAATACAGCGATAAGAAAAGAGATGAACTTGCTAGCCAATGGAATTACTCAGTGGTTGCCGGGTTCGACTTCTATCACTTTACAGACGACTTCTGGACACACGCTTGGGGAAATGTTATGCCCTACCATTACGACACAGGTGGGGAATATATGTATCACAACACAGTGGATGGCCAATGGCTTGACTACTCGGGTGGACTTATCTTCGGGTA